ATGTTTTGGTATTTCCTAAAGTTTTTTCCCTGGGCGGGTAGTTTCCAAGGTCGGTCCTGTTCGGGATGCTTCGCTATCGACCTCGACCCTCTTTCGCACCTTGTCCGCTAACCATGCCACTACTTGCGACTTATTCGCAGGTACATACTTCCCATCGCTATCCATGTGCAAGGTAACAGGTGCTATAGATGTCTTTTCATTGATAGACTTCGTATCATGACAAGACTTACACAATGCTAATAGATTGTTTAGATTATACATTGAACCACCACGCGTGATAGGTATCATGTGATCCACACATCCTTTGTAATCACCTGGAGTTATGTCTGTCATTATGCCTAAGACTATGCAGCATTCACACAGTGGATTAGCACGACGATATGCCTTACTCATCTTATGCCATGCATTGTTGTAGCTGCCTTGTTCACCTGATGGTGTACGGTGCATCTTAGCCTTATGTATTGTACTACCTATTCCCTTGCTTATATATGGCATATATACCTATTCTTTAAGGAGTAATTAAATTATCCAATAAATAAATATACATCAACTTTCTTTATGGTTGGCAATATGTAGATTAATAAGGTGAGCTATTACCTTCTCCATAGTTAACAATGTTCCAGTGTTCTTATAGATTTTCATCCTTACTTCCATAAGCGCACAATGAACGTCGTCTGTCATCATTACATTTTTCTTTCTAACTGTCATAGTATATTATTTTGCACAAATATACATTTTATTTTATTAAAAAGTATTTTGTTTAATTATTTTATGTAGTTTTGCTTATCAATATTATTTCACAAAAACGAATCAAATGATTAAGCTAATAGTAAGCGGCCGAGTAGGTAATGATGCAGAACTAAAGACAGTAGGCGATACAACTGTATGTACCTTTAGTGTAGCACATACGGAAAAGGTATATGGCCCAACACCATCGGAGAAAGTAGTATGGATTACTTGCTCAATATGGGGTGAGCGTGGCACTAAGTTAGCGCCTCACATTTTAAAGGGAACATTTGTAGTCGTTGAAGGATCGGGAGGCGTTAATGCTTACCTTAATAAAAACACTGGAGCAGCCGAAGCAGTTATACGTTGCATGGTAAATTCTTTAGAGTTTGGAGGTAAGCCAACGGCAGCAGGTATTCCCACTTCTAATATAGAAACTAATATAGGTTATACAAATCCAATAAATAACCCAGCTGTACAGGAATTACAAAAAAAATTAAACCTTGACGAAGAACTACCTTTTTAATTATGGATGCTGCAAGAAAAAGGGAATATAACGCTACTATTTCCGACTACCAAAGAAAGAAATATAACAAATACAGGAAAGATGAGTACCATAACTTTACCGAAGAAGAAAAGGCAAGATTACTAGCCAAAAGGAAAATATATTACGAGGCAAATAAGGAGAAAATAAAAGAAAGGCAGTTAAAATATTATCATGCCAAAAAGAATGATTAATAAAGAGCTTTTTCAGTTGAGTGTTTTAGTGTATTAGTGTTTCTTCGTAGTAAGGTGTAAAAGCCTTACTACTTTTTAAAAAAAACAAATGAATAAGCATTTAAGCGAGGTTACAAATGAGGATTGCATGGAAGGCATGGCGCGGTATCCAGACAAGTACTTTGATTTGGCGATTGTTGACCCTCCTTATGGGATTGGTGAGGATGGAAGTAAAAACCATACAAGAGGTAAACTCGCTATAGCTAAAAATTATAAATCATTTGCAGGCAATGATATTTCTGCACCTGACATAAATTATTTTAATGAACTTATAAGAGTTTCAAAAAATCAAATTATTTGGGGCGCAAACCACTTTATTGAAAAAATACCTTACAATGCAAGTTGCTGGATAGTTTGGAATAAAGACAATGGAGAAACTGATTTTGCTGATTGTGAATTGGCTTGGACATCATTTAAAACAGCAGTAAGAATATTTAAATGGAAATGGAATGGAATGCTTCAGCAAAATATGAAAGACAAAGAACAAAGGATTCACCCAACACAAAAACCCGTTGCCCTTTACAAATGGCTTTTGCAAAATTACGCTAAGCAAGGCGATAAAATACTTGATACTCATTTAGGTTCTGGAAGCAGTCGGATTGCAGCCTATGAAATGGGTTTTAATTTTACGGCTTTTGAATTGGATAAAGAATACTTTGAGGCACAGGAAAAAAGATACAACAATCATATTTCACAACTAAAACTAAATTTATGAACGATTACAAACAGTATTTCATTGAACATGAGAAATTAAGAAATAGAATCATTGATATATGTATGCTATTTCACCAGAATGACCCAGAGTTATATCCGGACATTTGCATTGAGGATATTGTGTTCATTTTTAATAATAAAAATACATTGACGGTAAGTGATATTAACGCTAATTACGAAGATGTTTACTGCTACATTGACATTCAATGGCTAGATGAAGATAATGAGACAATTATTAGAGATATATTAGAGCAAAAAAAGAAGCGCGAAGATTATCAGTTATTTAGGTCTAATAAAAAGTAAGATGGAGGAAAATAAAAGAGTAGTTTTTTCTACCGATACAAAAGTCTGGATTAATCGGATAATAGAAATATTAGAAATCCACAAAAAATGCTATCCAAAAAAATATGGTAACATTGACACAAATAAAACGAAGTCGTATGTAAGTAAAGAGAAAATAATAGTAGCTTATCAAGAAGATAATTGGGAAAGTGCTATTTGTATATTTCCTACCGATTGGTTGCAGCTTAGAGATGATGAAATTGCAAAGATTATTTTGAGGGAAAAAGAATAGCATAACGGTGACGTCAACGAAATGGTTATGAAAAATAGAAAGCTACCTTACACCGAAGAAGAACTGCTAATAATTACAAAGTTGTATGCAACTACACCGGCTAAAGTTATCGCTACTTGGATGCCTCATTCTTCTATATCCATTAGCAAGAAGGCACATACAATGGGATTGAGGAAAGATAAAGAATATTTAAAGGAACACGCCAGAAAGATAGCTTTAGCCCAATGGCAAAATGAAAAAACAAGTAGTATAGCAAGAAAGACTGCTTTTCACAAAGGCCACAAACCATGGAACAAAGGACAAAAGCTATCCGAAGAACACATAGCAAAATTAACGGCTGTATATAAAAAAGGTAATTTACCTCACAATAATCTACCTATTGGAAGTGTTAGAAATATTGACGGATACAATGAAATAAAATACGCAAATCATAAATGGATGTCTTTAGCCCGTTATAATTGGCAACAAGTTCACGGGGAAATCCCTAAAAATATGTGCGTGTTTAAATTGGATGGCGATAGGCTGAATGATGACATTAGTAATTTGTGTTTAGTCACCAGACAAGACTTAGCCCAATTTAACCGAAAACACAACAAAATCCCCCAGGAATTAAAAGAAGTTCAAATATTAATAAACCAAATTAAACAAAAAACAAAATGAAGAACAAAATCAGCGATTTACGAAATCACCTATTTGTCGTACTGGAAGAACTTTCCGACCCAGAATCAAATTACGATTTAGAAAAAGCGAAGGTTATCGCCAACGTTGCCCAAACTATTATTAATTCTGCTTCTGTAGAAAACCAATATCTAAAGATAGTTGGAAGTAGTCAAGGCAGTGGATTCATTGAGGAGGGAAAAAATGACAATATTAAAACTTTAAACGAAAGAAACTGATGGAAATTGAAATAAATGACTTTTGGAATGGCATAGAACAAACCTTAGAAGGTGATACGGCTTTAGATTCAAAAGTAGTTGCAAAACATAATATTTTTCATCATTCTATAACTTGGTTCGATGCCAAAACTACCACAGTACCCCAAGCTATTGAGTTTATTCATTCTAAAAATATTATAAATGCTTTTGACCAAATTGATTTAATGATTTTGGTAAAACATGAAAATAGTGATGGTTTTTATTGTTTGGAATTTGACAAAGGATTTTACCAAAAAACTAAAGATACCATTTGGCAATTCAAATTCTGTTTTGATACGAAGCAATACCATTTTTCACCCATAGATGGTGAATTAATAGCCTTCGCCTTTGTTGACGATTTGCCTTTAATGAGGATTTTTAATGAGGATGAGGAAATGTAAATAAATTGATTATCTTTGTGATGTTCTTTAAATTAAAGTAGAGGTTAATTTAAAGAGCTTTGAAGCAAAGTCCACATTGTTTCACTTTGCCCCGATGACCCTCTACTCATTGGGGCATTTTTTTTTATACCTATGCAAATATTACAGGAACTTGAAAGCCTTATCCCACCGTTAACAAGCGAGGAGTTTAAGCAACTGGAACGCAATATTCTTGAAGAAGGAATACGCGACCCATTGGTTACATGGAACGGTATATTAGTCGATGGACACAACCGTTACAGGATTGCGCAAGAACACGACATGAATTATGAAACACTTGAAAAGGAGTTTGAAAATTTAAACGATGTAAAAATATGGATGGTAAACAATCAACTTGGAAGGAGAAATTTACAAGATTTTGTAAGAGGTGAACTGTTTAGTGTTATAGAAGATATATTAAAACAAAAAGGAAAAGAAAAGCAATTACTTACACTAAATAAGGGTTTAGAAGCTCCCGTTTTGTCAACTATTGACAAAACGGAACATAATACAAGAAATATAATATCTGAAAAACTTGGTTGGAGTACGGGAAAGAAAGCAATGTTTGACATTGTAAAAACAAAAGCACCAGAGCAAGTAAAAGAAAAATTAAGGACAGGTGAAGTAAGTATTAATCAGGCATACAAGGAAATAAAGAAGGAGGAGAAGATTGAAACTCTTGAAATTAAAAAGAAAGAATATACAGAACAATCAAAATCAGATATTAAGATAAGTCCTGAAATACATTGTATAGATGCGGTTTCATATCTTAAAAAATTTGAAGATAATACTATTGATTTATTGATTACTGACCCACCATATACGACAGATGTAAAAGATATTAAGTCGTTTACTAAGGAGTGGATTGAGATAGCTTTAATGAAAGTTAAGCAAAATGGAAGATTATATATATGTTCAGGTGCATATCCAGATGAAATACAGGCTTTTATTGATGTACTTATGAATCAAGATAAATTTATTGTAGATAATCCTTTGATTTGGACTTATAGAAATACTTTAGGAATTACTCCTAAAATGAAATATAATTTAAACTACCAATTAATTTGGCACCTTTACTCAAATGATAGCTTAGAATTAGACACCTCGATTACTAATGAAATGTTTTCGGTACAAGATATAAACGCTCCAGACGGAAGATTAGGTAACAGATTACACACATGGCAAAAGCCTGATGAACTTGCAAATAGATTGATACGTCACGGTTCAAAAAAAGGTGATTTAGTTGTGGATTGCTTTGCGTGTACTGGAACGTTTTTGATTGCAGCAGCTAAATTTGATAGAATAGCTAAAGGATGCGATATTAGTGAAGATAATTTAAAAATAGCAAAACAAAGAGGATGTACAATAAATGGGAAGACGATTTAAACGATTCTATTGTAGCTATCAGTAAAATTAAAGAAAGCATTTTACCTCTTTTAATAAAAGGTAAAATACATTCTATTGAAAATAGCGATAATGAAATATTATTATTAATGGATAGATATTCAGGCATTGACTATATTAGAGAAAATGAACATGGATTACAAGGCATTGCAGCGCGCGTTCAATGGGGTGCAGATTTCAGTACATTTACCATAAGGTCTGAAAGAAAAACAGGAGTTAAAACTGAACTTGAAAAAAGATTATACCAAATTAATAACGGTTATTTTTATCCTGCGTATACTTTGCAAGCATACTTTGATAATAGAAAAGATAATAATTTATTATCAATAGCAATTATTGAAACAAAATATTTATATGACTTATATATAAACAATCAAGATTTGTTTGAAAGTAATAAATCTGACAATGATTTTAAGTTTATAAAATGGCATAAAATAAATAAATCTATCAAAGTGTATAGAGATAAAAATAACCTAATTAATCCTTTTGTATTTGAGCCAGACTATAATACAGCACCAAATATGGATGAATTATTTAAAAATATAGAATTATGAAAGAAAATAGAGATTTTAAAGGTATATGGATTCCTAAAGAAATTTGGCTTAATACTGATTTGTCTATTATAGAAAAAGTATTATTAGTTGAAATTGATTCACTGGATAACTCCGACAGAGGATGTTTTGCATCTAATGAATATCTTGCAAAGTTTGTGCAATTATCTGAAGGTAGGGTAGCTAATATTATTAGTGATTTAAAGAAGCGAAAATTTCTAATTCAAGTGTTTTTTGATGGTAGAAATAGAGGTTTAAGGATTAGTAAAAGTGAAAGCAGCTTTAACGAAAACGTGAAAGCAGAATCCACGAAAACGGGAAAGCAGCTTACACGAAAACGTGAACATAATAATACAATGAATAATACAGATAATAATACAATTATATCTTCTAAAAATTCTATCGAATTTTGCCAAAATGAAGAAATTGAAATTATTGATTTTCCAAAACAAAAGCTAAATCCTTTCAAAGTTGTAAGCGACGTTGAAAAAGAAAAATCAAAAAGTTGCGACAAAAAGGAAAAAGAAAAAAAGCCGAACCCAAACTACGAAGCCTTCACAGTTTTCTGCCAAACGTTTGAACAACTTTCTGGTGCGAATTACCCTACCGACCAAAATGGACATTACATCATGATGCCAAAAGATGCGGGAAATATGGTTTACTTAATGCGTTTCATTGACAAAATAGACAGAAATGGAAATAGCCATGAAGCATTAAAAATCTTTATGCAAGCCGCATGGTCATTGAATGACAAATGGTTAAAAGCTAATTTTACGATAGCCAACCTTTATTCCCAAGCCTCAAAGATATTTACCGCTTACCAAACGAGTAGCCCAGCTGCAAAGGATAAGGCTTTTAATGATAAATTAGCGGAACTTTTAGCCGAAAGAATGGCGAAATTTGAAGATTAAAAAACAAAATTATGACACCGAAAGAAAAAGCAGACGAATTAGTTGATAAGTTCAGGAATGAAATAACTTCATTTTTAGGTGATAACATGAAGAAAATTAATGCTAAAAAATGCGCGTTGGTTGCGGTTGATGAAATTTTAAAATGTGCTATTTGGAAACATAATAGCATTGAACACACTAATTTTTGGAAAGAAGTAAAAGAAGAAATACAAAACCTATGACACCGAAAGAAAAAGCAGAGGAAATTTTTACCCATTACCACAACCTTATACAGGAAATTGGTGGGGAGTTGGGACAGGAGATAATTGTATCGACATTGGCAAAGGAATGCGCTATAAAGGCTGTAAGTTTGATAGTTGAAACATTAGACAATTTAAATACTGATAAAGAATATGATAAGTTATATTATTGGCGTACAGTAAAAGAAATTTTAAAATATTATTAGAAAATAAGCAAAAAACCAATTATGAACAACCTACCAATGATTGCCAGCCGCGTGGATGAGAAAATACAAGATGTCCAACTTGTTATCCAGAACCGCGAATTAAGAATTTTTAAAACAGGGATAAAAGAAGCTATTCCCAAAATTACACAGGTATTAACGCAACTCCTCCCAGTGTACGGGATTGAGCCAAAACCAGAGCAATTAATAGAGCTCACTGATTTTATAGCATCTTATAAATTGCTTTCTGTAGATGAGATAAAACTGGCTTTTGAAAAGTTTGCTAAGGATGAACTAAATTTGAATGATCATAAATTGTATGGGAAAATGGATCTTCATGCGATTGGGAGAATTTTAACAGCTTACATCACATGGAGGCAAAAGATATACTTTGCGATGGATAGCGATTTGCAAGCTAAGAAAGATGAAGAAGATAGGATTAAACGCCTGGGGAAAGTTGCGGAGGATTACGATAAGGATTTTGATAATAAACTAAAAAACTTTAATAAGACTTTAGAAGAAATACCTATTTTTTGGTACGACGAATGCGTGAAAAGAGGGTATATTAATGATTGGTTTTATGGCGAAAAAGAAGCATTGTGGGAAGAGGCGCAGGAAATGGCACGAAACGAAAAACCAGAATCTGATAGCATGATTGATAGAAAAAACCATCTACGGAAAATTGAGGAGGGTAATATACCCAGAGCTCGCGCACTGGCGTATAAATTAGCCGTATGGCGTAAGGTTTTATTAAGGGATTAATCGTTTGTTTTTTGTCATATACATTTGGTTTTTGGGTGAGGCATATTTTGTGCCTCACTTTTTTTAATTTTTTTTACATAAAAATGTACTTTGTATTATATTTAGTATTATCTTTGAAAGGTCAGAAGGACATAACGATTAATTACCACTAAAAACACACATCATGTTAGTTCAAAAGAAAAAAACAGCTTTACAAATTAGAAATTTATTACGCATTACAAATAAGTATGCTGTTATAGGTGAAAATGAAATGCGTAATAAAGATGCAAGAGAATATCTTCATGCTATGTATTACGATGATAGTATTTTAAACATTATTGATAATGGTTCTCATTACCTTATCTGGAATTAATATTTTACGCTTAATAATTGTTTTACAGGGCAGTCCCCCAACTGCCCTATTTTAAAAACCAAAATCATGACACCAGAACAAAGACAAAAAGCTATTTCAGAAGCATTTTACCAAATAGCCATTTATGCAATGGTCACAAATACGTGTAGTAAAGAAGGTGCGCATAGATTAAATTATATGTTAAATATCATAAATCAAATACCAGTTGTGCATGATGTCGATTATAGTAATTTTAATCATAGGTATTATAAAGACATTCTGGAACAAGCGATTAAAGATAATGAGAAGTTTATCGAAAGTTTAAAATCTTTATAATGAACGATACTAACCTAATGGTGATAAATTATCTAAATGATGTTTATCACATAAAAGACACTTCGGTTGAAGGTGTAGAGAAGGCAATAGATGATATTTTTAACTTTGAAAATATTCTGCCTCAATATCGTAGCCTATTTAATTCAATTATGGTGGATGCCATAGACTTCGAGTTAATTAGCGAAAGATTAACATTTAAAAAAATGAAAGACCAATTAGACCAATTTTAATCATGGAAGTAGCAAAAATAGGGATAACTCCCGCACAAATTGAAACATTAGCACAGGCAGGCGTTATTCCTGCTGGAACACCCGCGCCACAGGTAGAAGTATTTGCAGAAAGTTGCAGGCAGCATGGTTTAAGTCCATTTAAGAAGGAAATCTATTTAGTGGCATATAACAGCCGCGACGGTATGAAATACCATACCATTGTAGGTATTGACGGTTTACAGCAAAAAGCCGCGCGCACTGGAAGGTTTGCCGGAATAGATGAAGAACAATATAACAGGGAATCAAACGGAACATACAAAACAGCAAGCGAATTAAAAGCAGCTAAAGAAAGCCCTATTTCGTGTACAGTAACTGTATGGGCTATTGTTGGTGGGATCCGTTGTCCATTTACTGCTACGGTATTGTTTGCTGAATATTACCCTGCGGTATCTTCCGGAAAAGATAGCTATTCAAAAGCCGCTACAATGCCATTTAACATGATTGCCAAATGTGCCAGGGCTAAAGCTTTAAAGGTTGCGTTTAGCGACGAATTATCCGGATTACACATTGAAGAAGAAAAAGCCGCTTTTGAAGATGCTACCATTCAGGCTGCGGATGTTAATCCTGCGGTTGAAATTGATGTAGAGGATTTAAAAACAAAAATACTTTCTTGCAAAAATAGAGATGAATTAACGCATTTATACGCCTCAAATACTGGGCACAAAGTACACGCTGCTTTATTTACCGAAATGGCTAACGCTTTAAATACAAAGCCAAATGAATGAAATAACCCATCTTAGTTTTTCGAGATTAAAAGCCCTTTCCCATTCTCCATTATGCTTAAAAAGGTATATTGAACAAACACGTACATCTACTAAAGCGATGGATGAAGGTACGCTTTTAGATTGTATTTTATTTGAACCTGAAAGTTTTCATGATAGATTTTTTATCATGCCAGACCACATAAAGAAGCCAACTAGCGCACAAATAAACGCTAAAAAACCATCGGCCGAAACATTGGAACAAATAGCCGTTTGGGAAGGAATCCAATCAAGAATTGGCAAAAGGATTGTTATAAATCAAGAACAACACGACGATGCTTTAAATATAGCTGGTGCTGTTATGGATAATAGTACGGTAGCGTTTAATGGTTTAATGAATATGAATAACTTTGAATTTCAAGTAACGACAGAATTTTTTTACAAAGGATTTAAGCATAAAGGAATTAAAGACGCGGAAGGAATAGACAGAAATGGTAAGCGCGTTATTTGGGATTTAAAACGAATGGGTGCCCGTTCTGGTGAACAACTTGTAAGGGCACAAATACGACATAATCAATACGATTTACAGGCTGCCATTTATTGCCACAAATTTGATGAAATAAATGAGCCTGTAGATTATTTTATAATTGCGGTGGATAATGAAGGGTATGTAACACCATTCAGAATTTCCCGTGATGCAAGGGAAAAGGCCAGATGGCAATGGAATAGATTAATCGCTGCGGCTCACAGGGTAAATATGGAGGGTTTGGATATGGGTCCCGAGTTTTGGGCAGATAGTGAAGGATTTTTTGACTTTTAAAATTTTAATCATGAATGACAAACATTTAATAAGACAAATAGATTCAGCAACAAGGGAGGTAAATCTTATTTTTGATATTCTTGTAAATAAAATTGAAGAACTTGAAAATGATTTATTTGAATTAGAAAAACAACACGAACAATCTTTAAAAGAATCTTTTGAAAAAGGCTACGAAGAAGGCGTAAAATACACCGATGGACTTATTAGCGATGAAAAATTTCCATTCTAAAAATGCACAAAATGAAAGAGTACAACGCTAAGATGTTAGAAATTAAAGCATTTTGCGAGGAAATTAATCAGTGGATCACCACGGCGCCATCTGCCGAACATTTGGATGAATGCGACGAATATTTAAGGCAACTATCTGCTTACTATTCTCGCTATACCATGATTTCTGGAATGAATGAAAGTATTTACGCCTATTTGATGATGACTTGCATAAAAAATATGCCAGACGAGGAGTACAAGAAAATAAAGCATTCATCTACTTTGACTGATTATTACATTAAAGGTAAATATCCAAATGCTACGGCTATCTTTGAGCAATGTAGAGCCGTTCAAAAGTTACTAATTGTTACTTCTGATAATTATCGGACATTATTAAGTAGCTTTAGGCAGGAAAGAATATTGGTAGGACACATGACAACTTAAAACAAACAAAATGAAACAAAAAAGACAAATTTTTAAAGTTAATTATCATATAACTTATAATTCTGGCGCAAATTATAAAGGCACAAGAGATGTACTTGCTATTTCAGAAAATGGCGCAATAGATATTATAAAATGGCTGTTTAAAGCAAGAAATATTAACATAATTTCAGTAAAACCAACTTTTGAATATATAGGACAACCTATAATGTCAGATTATAAAGTTTTAGGAGATTATTAAAGAAATAACAAGGTAGTTCAGTGGTTTAGAACGGCCTGGGTAGCTCCGGGTGCGACGCAGGTATGAATCCTGCCCTTGCTACTAAAAAAATAAGGTTATGAATATTAAACAATTAAAAGAATCAATCGCAAATCTTCCTGATGAAATGGAAGTGGTTTTACAAAAAGATAGTGAGGGTAACGGGTATAGTCCACTTAAAGGTGTTGACTCAAATGCTGTTTATATTCCTTATAATACATGGTCAGGGGGTGTTTATTCAATTGGATGGACTTCAGATGAAGCTGATATGTCAGATAAAGAATGGCAGGAAATAAAGTCAAAACCAAGAACTTTGATTTTATATCCTGTTAATTAATATTAACCTAGTCAGGTGGCGGAATGGTAGACGCACATCCTAAATATATTCAGATGGTGGAACTGAATTAATTGGGTGTAACACTTGCGGGTTCGAATCCCGTTCTGACTACTTTTTAAACCTCTCTTAAACCTCTCTTAAACCTCTCTTAAATCTCTAATAAACCTCTAATAAAATGAAAGTAGAACTTTTAGAAATATTTGGAAATGATGATATGGTAGCTAATGCGGCGCGCGTTTCGTATGGTAAAGAAGCAAGTAATTATTCTATTGAGCAAAATGGAAAACTAATAAAATATCTTTCGGAACACAATCACACCTCTCCTTTTCGCCACCCACAACTGCAATACAGAATAACATGCCCTATTTATGTAGAAAGGCAGCTATTTAAGCATCAGGTAGGTTTAACGGCTAATTCTATCTCTGGCAGGTATGTAGATTTTGAAGATAATTACTACAAAATTGATACTTGGAGAAAACAAAGTAAATCAAGTAAGCAAGGCAGTGGCGAAAATTTAGATGAAAAAAGCAATGTGGCAGCGTTATTCTTTCAAGATGCTGTAATAAGTTATTGCACGACTGCCTATCAAGAGCTATTGCAGCTCGGTGTTGCAAAAGAACAGGCGCGTACTATTTTGCCGCTTAATCTTGAAACTACTTTCATTTGGACAGGAAGTTTATTAGCTTACATTAACTTTTGGAAATTAAGAATTACAAAAGATACGCAAGCCGAAACAATGCAGATAGCACAGGATATGCTAAATGAATTAAAATTGCGTACTAATAGCTTTGAACACTCTTTAAAAGCATTTCATTTATGACAATTAACGTCGATGACTTAATGAAAGCATCAGGAAGAAATCCAGACTTTGACGAAGTAAGGGGATTGAGGTACAATAGCGATAAATTACGATATGACCTTATTCCCGCGCTTGCTAATCGTGAATATGCTAAAATATGGACACAGGCATTAGGAAAATACCCAGAAGGCAACTGGGAAAAGGGAATGCCATGGACAGAAGTAATCGCTTCCGCAATGAGGCACTTGGAAGCGATAAGGCTGGGAGAGGATATTGATGCAGAATCAGGACTACTTCACGCGGCGCACTTACAGGCAAATGCCGCGATGCTAACTGAATATTATTTTACAAAAAAAGAATTTGATAACCGTAAAAAATACGACAAATGAAACAAACGGCAGTTGAATATTTATTAGAAGAATTTAGTGCAATTATTGGAAGAGTTAATTTTACAGTTACTCAAGACTTATTTATAAGAGATGCCGTTATAAAAGCCAAAGAAATGGAAAAGGAGAATATAATGCAAGCCTACAATGATGGAAAAGCGGCTGTTATACATATTAAAAATAATATGTCGCTTGAAGAATATTACAACGAAACTTTTAAAAACGAAACAAAATGACTAAACAAACGGCAGTTGAATGGTTGGTTGAAAAGTTAAACCAATGCGAACCAATGTACAGTGGTGTTCAATCAAATGAACACAAAGAATATCTTGAAAAATTAGTTGAACAAGCCAAAGAAATGGAAAAGGATCAACACGAAATGACTTTTAATGAAGCACTTGACCAATATTCAAATCGTAAATTTAAAAAATATTACAACGAAACTTTTAAAAACGAAACAAAATGATTTTAACCGACAAGACAATTAACGACGAAATTAGCGAAGGTAATATCGTTATCGAGCCATTTAACCCTAATAATTTAGGAACAAACAGTTATGATTTAACACTATCAAACACGTTAATTTTGTACACAGAAAGGGTTTTAGATGTGCGAAAAAAAAACCCATCAGCACCTATAATTATTCCCGATGAAGGTTTGATTTTACAACCAGGAATAGTTTATCTTGCTTCTACGGTGGAATATACCCAAACTTTAAAACACGTTCCCGTGATTCAGGGAAAATCATCATTAGGAAGATTAGGTTTATTTGTACACGTGACCGCTGGATTTGGAGATGTTGGATTTGCTGGACATTGGACACTTGAATTAGTTTGCATTCAGCCTCTACGTATATATCCAGGAATGAAGATAGCGCAAATAGTTTATCATGATATTTCAGAGATGCCAAATGTGAGCTATGATAAAAAAATAGATGCTAAATATTCAAATCAAGGGAAAGATCCGGTAGCTTCAAAAAACTATTTAAACAAATAGCTTATGACCGACGAAGAAAAGAAAGCAAAGCGAGCTGCTTATATGGTTCAATGGAAACAAAATTTAAGCCGCTTCCAGAAAGAAAAACGACGGATACAAATGAATGAATACCGGAAGAAGGCTCGCGAA